CCAGCTTAATCAGGATCGGTTCGATCTTCGGTAACATGCGTCGCCATGCGTCGGCGAATTTTGCACGCGACTCGACTGTGGCCTCGCCTAGATGTTTCCGCATTACGCCGATTGCGTTGTCGAGTGCTTGAATCCGGCCCTCGGGCGTTTTCAGTGCCTTCGCGGTTTCACCGGAAAACTTGAGCATTCGCTGCATCAGGAAATTGAAAGCGCCCAAGCGGTCGCCCTGCTTGGCTTTCAGTTTCAATTCCTTCGCCTCGGCTATCGTTAGGCTGCCGATATATCGCATCATCGACCGTGGCACGGTGCCCGTTTGCACGCCCTTGCCGAACGCCAGCGCGAGCGCGTTCATGTCCTCCATCGAAGCGTTGATGCCCTGCGAGGCAACGAGAACGTCGGCCAGCGCGGGCAACGCTTTGACGATTTCCTGCGGCCCGATTTTTTGCAGCGCAAGGATGCCCGCAGCGGAGTCATACATGCCTTTGGCGAAAACGCCCTGCTGCGACATTAGCTGCGTCGCCTGCATGATTTCTTTCACCTGCGCTTCGGCGTGCGCCCGGCCTTGTGCGCGAATTTTATTTTGCGTCATGAGCGCGGCGGTCAGCTTTCGCGTGCGTTGTTCAGCGGCCGCCGCCGCTTCGTCCGCGCCTTCAAAAAGTTTTCGGAAAAGTGCGCCGACGCCGAACGCAGCGACCCCGGCAAACAGGCCTGTGAACATGGCCCCGAATTTTAGAAACGATTTGCCGACTGACCGGGCGGTGCTTTGCAGGCGACGGAGCCGCGATTGCGCGGCAGCCATTGCGCCGCGAAACGATCCGAGCAATACAGCTCCGATCTTAAATTTCGCTACGTATTCGCGGCTTGCGGCCATTCGTTACCCTCCTTCGGCAGCAGCGTTTTCCTCTCGTAGCTGGTCGCCCAGCTCGATCAAATATTCCAACAACTCCGAGATCGGCAGCTCTAACCAGTAGGCGACACCGCCACCTGTCGCCCGAGCGAGACGGATTGCGATTTCCCGCAATACAGCGCCTACGCTTTTTCGTCCTCGTCCGGTGAGCTGCCACATGCTTTTAGGGCTTCTGTCCGGAGCGGCACGTAATAACGGCGCTCGAGGTTTTGGATTAACAGATACGAAACATCCGCCAAGTGCGCCAAAATCAGATCGTGATACAGATGCTTCAATTCGGGCATGGCGATTTCGTTTTTCTCGCCCTTGTAAAGTTTCTGAAACGTTCGCTCGGCCCTGATGAAATCCTTGCCACGCATGGAATCGAAATCGAAAGTCAGCTCCGAATATTTTTGCCCGTCGAATTCAAGCGGCGGGTTGAACCGGACGCGCACAGGCGGCTTGCGCGGTTCAATTTGCAGTTCGCGATACTCGGGCGCGTCGGGAGTCGGCTCGTCGATTACGGTTTCGGTTTCGGACTTGTTAGGCACCCGGCCGCTGCCTACGGGCAAGCGACTGGGCGGCGGTGCTGTTGCTGCTGCTGTGTCGTTGTTCGGTGTCATGACGACTTGCTTATCACAGCCCGATCATTTGTCGAATCTGCTGCGCGGAATCGACCAGCTGAAAGCCATTCCACCAACGACATACGGCGTTTTCCTTGTCGATCTCGAACATGATCCGATCATTGCGCAGCGCCCGCAGACTGATCAGCTCATATTCCGATTCGCCTTCGCCCTTCGTGCCGACTTCCAATTTGCCGAGATTAAACGATTTCGGCGCGGTGCCCATGACATAGCGCCAGCCCTGATGCACGATTTTGTTTGTGCCGCTGTCATGCATCTGATGCGCGGCCCAAGCGTCCAGCTGTGCGCCATCCTGAATCGTGGCAAAAATGGCGTCGTCGACAATCGTGAGCCACTTCAACACGACGGTGTAAGGCTGGAAATGCGCCTGCACAGGCATATCGATTTCGCCAAAAATGCCGGAGCCTTTCAGCGAGTCGTTCAGGTTTTGCAGGTGCGGTAGCGTGACGTCGGCCAATCCGATCAGCCGCTTGCCCGCGAGAAAAATACTGTAATTTGCTACGTGGTTCGGAATTAACATCGGGTTCTCCTGTGGTTGGTTGTTGTTGTTAGGCGCGGACTTCTAATGAATTCATTACAAGCTACGCGACTGCTTGCTCCTCGGGAAATAGGTTCGCCACGAACGGCAGATAATATTCGATGCGGAAATCCAGCCATTCGGCAGGCGTCGGAACCGCAATGTAAACGTGAAAAACGTAATGCCCGTTCAGGATTTCGGTCGTCGGGTTTTCATCCTGCCGGAATTCGATTCGAGCGCCGAGCAACGCCTCGCTGTTGGCAAGGCCGTCGAGCCACAGCTGCAGCGAATTGACAACGGCGTCGATCAGCCTGCGGTTGCCCGGCTCGTCGACTTTTTGCCAGATCGTCAACACGATGCTGTTGCCGATGAAATCGAACATCCTGCGCACCGGAATGAACATGTCTTTCACGTCGGTGTTGGCCGGATACGCTGCGGTGCGGTTGCCCCAGCTGCGCCAGCCTCCGACCCAATTCAAAGCGGTCACCACGCCCTGACCGTTCAACATGTTCGCGTCGACAAGGTGCATCGACAGTTCGCTTTCGTCCTCGAGCAGAAGCGCATTCATTTTCAATGGCTTGTTGCTCGGGCTGTGATACGGCAGACCGCCGCCGCGATAGGCGTCAGTCCATTGCAGCAACGGCCCCTGCTGACAGGCGAAGTGAAAAATTTTCTTGAACGTGGAGCCGACGAGCGCGGGCTTGCCGAACAAACATTCCTGCCGAGGAAACATGATGTTGTTACCCTCTTTCCAGCCTTTCACGTCCTGCGGTTTGGTGACGCCGGGCGGTGTCGTGGTCGGGTCGGTGTTGACGTCGATCAGACATGTCGCCATAAAACAGCCGTTGATGTTTTCGCATTTCGCTTCCATGACCGCGGCGACTGCCGGATCGCTGGAAAACTTCGGGCAGATGATTATGCCCGGGACTTTTCCGGTCGACTGAAAAACGTCCTCGATGACTTCGAGCCCGGTGCGTGCGCCCGTGTTGATATCGATGCCGCCAATGATGTCCGACGCGGTCAGCGGCGTGATGCCAGGTTCCTTGCCTTCGAGTGTCACAATGGAATCCGGCGCGGGAATGTCGCCGCTTGCAATGCGCGTAATCACGACGGTGTTGTTAGGCGAAATCGTGAGCAGATAATCCACGCCCTCGACGTAGGCGACCGTGCCCGCTTCGTCCTTCACGGCGACCGTCCACAGGATCAGTTCTTTCCCGGTGTCGACTTGGCCGTTGACCAGCGTCACAGGCAACGGTGCGAGCGTTGTTGCGCCCGTTTCGGGATTGTTGACCGCGACGTAAATCACAGGGAAAACTCCGAATTCAACGAACACAGCGTCCATGTGCTCGCACAGATCGTATTTGTCCCAATCGGCCGAGTAACCCAGCTCGGCGACCGCGTCCTCATAACGGTTGTAAATGCGCGGCTTGTTGATGTAATTTTTGCCGTTTTTGATTAGGTGCAACGGTGCCGAACCGAACACGACGTTGACGCCTGCGTCGGCTTGGATTGGCGCGATTACACTTGTCGGGACGTCAGCCCAGCTGACACCATGCGGGAATGCTCCGAGATTAGACATGTTGTGTTTCCTTCGTTTTGATGGTTGATGTTGCTGCGTTTGCTTGTGTCGTTAGCCACTTCTGGACTTCACGATAAAATGTGACGAATGCCCCGGTCGTGCCTGTCATGTTGTGGGCGTAATCGAAATTCAATTCGCGCATGACCGCGCCGCATTGCTCAATGGGAACGATCAGGCCGCCGAGCGCCGGGCATTTTTCGAGCCACGAATACAACGGCAATTCGATGCTGCTGACGCCTTCGCCCTGATCGACCCAGCCCTTGTGATAATACAGGCCGAGAAACCCGACATGCGGCCCGAGATAAATGCGTTGCCCGGTGATCGGTTTCATTTAGGTGGCCTCCGTGACGGTTGGCACCGGACCCGTGCCGCCCGCGCCGACTATCCATACGGGTGCTTCCCACGGAAATTCGGTTGCGGTGGCGGTGTAATAAATCGTCGCGCCGCTACGAATCGACCAATGCGGTGCAGCCTCAATCGTGACACTGCCGTTCGCCCATTTTGTGCCGTCGTAACTATAGCGGCCATTCACCGGAGATCCGGCACCGCTAACATTGGCGTCCGGCATGCGGCTGCCGGGCGGAAAAATCCAATCGCTCGACAAAACGGTGATGTAACTGCCTGCCGCTTTGATTAGTGGCTTCATTCCGCGCTCCTCCTCATTTCCAGATGTTCGCCGGGCACGATGCCAAAAATTTCCGAGTCGGGCAGCGGTCGTGCGCTTGGCAATTGCCATTGCGTCGTCATGTCCGCGATGTAATGCGGGAACGTGTCGGCTTCAATATATTTCCAATCTATCGGCATCACAATCGGGTATGCCTTGTCGATGCCCTGTTGCCCGTAACTCGTTAGGGCCATCGCGATTGCCTCGACGATATTCAAAACGTCCTGATAGCCGTGGCTGTCGGGATTCTCGTCGTATGCGTTGACGCAAATCCGAACGGCCACAATCGTTTCGTTGTTTTCGACTTTGCCGCTGATCGCCTGCAGGATGATCGCCGGGCAATCGGGCAGCTTGTCGACGGCAATCTCGCCCGCCACGGTGCGCGGAACGCGACCGCGCTCTACCCGTGGCGGGACTTTCAGCGTCAGCGTTTGTGCTCGTTGTTTATAGTCGAACGGGACTGTCGGTAAATCGGGCGGATCAATCGGATGCTCGGGCCTCGTTGCCTGCGCGAGATTCAAAGTCGGATTGTCGAACCGATACGGCGTCACCAGCTTGCGAATGAATCGGACAAGCGTTTCCTCGAGATCGTAAACCGATTGCGCCCGGCGTCCGGTGTCGTCCTCGGGCGGTGTAACGGGTTCGGGAATCATAGACGGCCCAGCAAAACGAGGATAATCAGAATCAACAAAACCAGCCCGAGGCCGCCGCTCGGATAATAGCCCCAGCCACGCGAATACGGCCAATGCGGGACAGCGCCGACTAACAGCAAAATCAAAATGATGACGAGAACGAGGCCCATGCTACAAACTCGGTTTCAAAATTTTGATGCCGATAATGACAAACAAAATCAGCATCACAATCGTGCTAAAACGCGGCGCGTGCGGCCATCGCTCGACCGGGACAAACGACCCGATTGCGACGAGCAACAGCAAAATCCAATAGATAATGACCAGCAGACCCGGGCTGCCGCCTGCGGTTTGTGCGATTAAAACAATTTGATTCATGTTCGTTAGGCTCCAGCTAATACTCGTTTCAGTTCGTGGTCGATACGCAAGGCCAGCGTGTCGCCCATTTGCTTGTTTACCTCCGGCCCGACACTTGGCTGTGACGCCATGATTGCCGCGCCGATGGTGGCCAATTTCAAAATCGGAAATCTGCTCGGCCCGATGCGTGAATACGGACCGCCCTGCGGAATGTAAAACGCGCTTTGGATAATGCCGCCGCCGCCCTTTTTTACCTGCGCGAATATCGGCCGCCGCTTTTTGCCGTGCTGAACGCCGCGAGGACGCACGTTGAATTTGTCGAGGCCCAACATGCCCTGCTGAATTACGATCTCGCCGCCCAACGAGCCGTAGGACGCCCGGCGCACAGCGATTGGAATGTCCTTCGCTTTGATGGTGTAATCCTTGCGGATCTCGCGCTTGACCGTGGTTCGGCCTTTCGCCAGCGCCCGGTTGATTGCAGGCGCGAGGACTTTCGGGACGCCGTTTTTAATGCGCTCGAGCGTCCGTTGCAGCCGGGCCATATCCTGTGCGCCAATTTGCAAGGCTACCATTCGGCCTCCGCAGTGTTGATACTGTTTCGCCAACAAAACGATTCTAACGCAATCGTCGTGCGTTTGTCGGCCATTGTGGTCGGGATCATAAACGTTAGTTGCTGCCGTAGTGACCGGGCTGTGAGCGCGTGGCCGATAGGTTTAACATCCAACAGCCCTCCTCGTCGGTGCAGTCGATGACCTCCCACGGCTGGTTGGCGGGCGAGTAAATGATCTCGCCCGCCACAGGTTTTCGGGGCAGGTCGTCATGCGTGATATAACAAACAACATCTCCAAGATAAACGCCGTGCCGCGTGACCGCTGGCCGCAGCTTGGCGTCCTCGTCGAACCAACCGACTTTGGCGCGAAACAGTTTGAACCCGCCGTGCCCATCCGAGATACGAAACTCCCGCCACGTAGCGTGCTCGTCCGCATTCAGGTGAATGCGTTTCAGGTCAGGCACAAACTGTTCGCGCAAACTCACTCGTTACCCTTGCTTGTCGTTTTCGCGCAGCTCGGCGATGATGTCGGCTTTGCGTGCGTCGGACGGAACCTCGATGCCTCGGTCGGCGGCAATGTCTTTCAGCTCCGCGACGGTTTTGCCTTCGTAGCCGTTGGGCCTGCCGTTGTCCGGCCGTTCAGGCCCGACAGCTGCATCACGAGCCGCGACGCCCTCCTCTGACAGCTGCGGCTGCGGCTGATCGTCGGTTTGTTCGGCCTCGAAATACGGCTGCGGTTCGACCGGGCTGCCGTTCGTGCCGCCACGGGCAAACGGCCCTGCGCCGCCCGGCAAAGCCTCGATGATCCGAAATCCGAGGATATCGCTCGGCATCGGCAACGGGCAACTCGTTAGGCGATAGAACAGCTGTCCGTCCTCCTCGTCGCCGTAGATCAACGGAATCCGCGCCGTCTGATAGGTTTGGAATCGTTTTGCCCGCACGTCCTCTAGCTGCGTGAACGCGCCATAAACGATTTTGTTTTGCACGTTGGTCGACAACAACATGACCAGCGGATCGGGCAACATCGGGAACAACGTGCCAGCGTCATCCTCGAAATATTCGCTGTAATGATACAGCTCAAGCCCGGGAACCATGCCGAAACGAACCACCGCATCCGAATCGATAATCGGCGCGATCGAACCCAGCTCAAACCTGCGGTTGTCGAGATACTTGGCGACGTTGGCGTTGCGGATGAACGTTTCCTTCGCAGTGGAGCCGAACAAGGCGACAGTCGGAGAAATGCCGCTGACTTTGATCGTGTTCAACCGGGCGCGTTCCAAGTCCATCAGCGGGTCGCTGTTGGCCTGATCCCACGTAATCGCCACGGCTTCATGGTTGCTGGCCACCTGCGTCGGGACACCGTATTCCAAAAAGCTGATCAGGTTGGAATACCCGTTCTCTGCTGTGACAGTGATCGAGCCATTGACCAAAACCTGCCGACACATCCATTCCTCGCGTCGGCTAATGGCTTCATCGAGGAACACTGAATCCTCGGCGAGCAATTCCGCTGCGCGGTCTGCGGCGGTGCGGCCGCTGTAGATGGTTTCGCCGGGCAAACGCGGTTCAAGATCAGGGATGCGCAGTGCGCGGGCTGGCGCGATGCGCGGTGCCCTGAAAAACCGCGTTTCGTAACCCTGACGCTCCATGACTTTGCCGCCGATAAGCGGCGCAACAAACGGTGCCATTTTCCGACGGCCGCGCCTGAAATCGAATTCGACCATCGACGTCGGCGGATATTCGCGACCTGCGAAAAACGTGTCGCGCAAAAATGTGTGAACGAGCGGCCCCTCGAGAAATGGCTCGAGCAGTGTCCTCGGTTCGTAATTTGGATCGGTGTTCATGTTGTTTGATTTCCTTTTCTGGTTTGTTTGTTGGTTGACGTTTAGGGACTGAACGCACCTGTCGGAACGCTCGGGTCGAGAAAAATCTGCAGATCGCGCAGACGTTGAATTGCCGCCGCGCTCAACGGCGTCGGGCTGCCGCCCTGCGACCACGCATTCGCGTAGTGAATTTGCCTCTGGTTGAACGATCCGGACAAGGCCACCGCAACGGTCGTGTCGGCAGGATTGGCAGGATCAATCGGCAGATCGATAATGATGCCGCCCAAGCCAGCATCGTCCGCTGCCAGAGCGGGCAAAACTTTTTCTGCGGTGGCATCGAATTTGACCAGATAGCCGGGCAACATTTTTGCCAAGACTTCCGGCGCTGCGTCCACGAACGGAAACCGCTGGATCTTCCAATCCGGGTCGTCGTCGTGGCTCATTAGGTTGATCGGATACAGTGCGCTTTTGACTGACATTTTTTTGTTTTCCTTTGGTTGGTTGTTTCGGTTGTTGGTGCCGTTAGTTGCGGCTGCTGGTGGCCACGAACCGCTGACGGCCACGCGCTTTCAGACGTCGTTTGACAGCGGACGTGATCATGCCGCCGAACCCGTTGTTGTCGGTGTCACCTGCAGGATCGCTGCCGGGAATGAGATTCAAAACGCTGGCATCAGCCCGGCGTGCGCCCTGCTTGTTGGCTTTGTCCATCGCGTCGATACAGGCCGCTGTGACGTCGGCAACCGTTTTGCCGTCTTTAATCGCAGCCTCGATGATTGCATGCGTTGCCGGGCGATCTAGCGCCTGCAAAGCGGTCACTCGCGCCCGTTCCTCGCGGATGCCGCGTGCGACTTCGGTTTCACCTGCGGGCGGCGCTGTGGCGGTTGGCGCTGG